CTAACACCATTAATTATGGCAACAACACTTTGTACTGCCATTTACATCACTCCTTGATTATTAATGTTTCCGCCTGTTTCCAAGTGTAATCACTCAGTTCCTTCCAGGTCACTTTTTTCAAATTCGCCCATGTTGGAAATACTTCCGTAAGTCCAACTTGAATAATAAATTGTTCGCTTTTACTAACTGTATTTTTGCTCAGTGCAATACTCTCTACCTGAATCACGACAGCACCACCTTGCTATACATTGTTGCGAAGTTCGGCCCATGTAAAAGCCTTTGCTTCCCCCCAGGTGTATTTCGCTACATCTCTCCACTGTGCATACAGGATTGTATAAACAACCGCTAAATGAGCCGGCTTCGCCTCATCGATTGCCCGATAAAAACCATCCAAATCTTTCGGAACACCATTATCTCCGGAAAAGGTAACATGGATTTTGCCGTTTTCAAATACAACATCTATTTCCCCGTTATTCCAGCTGTTCGCAATGTTTTGCAGAATTTCCAGCGTCAATTTACCGCCTGTTCTTTCTTTTGCTATTACAGCGGAGCGTCTGTCTTCATATGTGCTATCAGCACTGACTGTGATATTAGATTCAGCTTCATAAATGGAGAGTGCCCATGTGGCAGTGTCAAGAAATATCTGGTTGACAACATCCTGTGAAGCTTCTTCTAACTGATTCATGTTAATACCTGCTGAACGAAATAAATCATTCAGCCATCTATCCTCGCGGTAAAGTTTATGCAAAGCTTTCAGCAATTTTTCTTTATTCATTCAGAGTCACCGTCCCTAACACTGCAACCTGTGTATCTGCAATGAGGATATTGGATACTCCGCCGTTAACTAACAGATTTTCGTAGTCCAAAACGCCTGGTGTATCCAATATTGCACTGCTAATACGGCCAACACTGACATAGTTCTGCTTGAATGCTATGCGCTGCAGGTATTCAGCAATATATGGCTCTACATCCACAGACGTATGTTCGCTATCCAAAAGCAGTTTTACAGATACATTGATTGCAACAGGTTCGGCAGACACAACGGTGCAGTAAGCTCCAATTGGTGCTTCCCCTTCTCCGCGTCCGCTGCTGTCTGGGTCAATATATTCTTGTACTATTTGCACAAGTGCCTCATCTGCCGGCTGTTTCCGGTCATTAATGATTACAACCTTGACTGTATTATCACCGTTCCAAAGTGGAATCGGTCTGGCATCTCCAACGCCGGTTATTTCTTTTGCCCACATCTTATAGTGATATACATTTCCACTGGTAGGCGGTGCTGCTTTTGCTTCCAGATATCGTTCACGCAATGCGTCATCACTTTCAGCAGCATACCCCCCAGATGCAGCTTTCGGATTCGTGCAGGATGTAATACCTTGCAATGTTTTTGGCATTGACGAAATACTGCCTGCGACAACATTCCCCGTTGGTCCCGGGATAACAGCTGTGACAGTAATGAATCCTGATGTATCGATTACTGTCACATCATCAGCACTAAACTGTACACCGCCCTCAGTAGCAAATAAATCACCTGCGTGCACTGTTCCGGTTCCGGTTATCAATAGTTCTGCTTTCGCATATGAAGCGTCGCGGAATCTTACATAGCTTCTCTGCTCAACAAACCGGCGCAATTCTGCGCCGGTTAAATTGTTTACATCCAGCTTTGCAGCAATACCATCCAGATTCTTTGTAAATGGAGCAAAAACAACAGCAACTGCCTTTAATATGTCATGGGTAGGAAAGCCGATTGTCTTCTGATATCCGGCATCCATTTCATCCAGCATTTCTTTATGCAGCACATCACTCGTTTTTTCATACAATCTCACTCACCTCCAGTACATCGCTATTCACCAGATAAACAGTAAATGCAATCTGCATTCCTCTGATTGTTCTGGTTATTTTGAAATCTCCTGCCCGGTCGATTGCCGGACATAACAAACAGCTTTCTTTGATTTCCCGTTCCAGTTCGCTTGCGACAAAGCCTTGAGGCAATGTGCGTCTTCCAATAAACTTTTCCGCTGATGTGCCAAAACCGGTGTCTTTATACACTTGATATTTATCAATTGCTGTATTCACCATCAGCCGGAGCCATTGCTTAATAGCGGTCAGTTCATCACATTCAAAAACTGCACCATCTATGATCTCATGCTGTCCGGTCTTAAAATTAAATAAAAAAGAGCGTCCAATGCGGCTTGAAACCTCCGCTTGTTCGCTCTCTGCTGTTTGAATTGTATTTTCTAAATTGATATCCGTAGGAAACATCTTTTACACCTCCCGGATAATGTCTACGATGAAAAATTTCTGCCCGTCACCCGAAGGAACGACCAGCACCTTATCACCTGTTTTCCATGCCGCTGCAAGAACTATATCCCCGTTTATCTCAATATTGCCATTTGCATTATAGCTGTTTCCGTTAAGTGCTCCGTTTTGTGTATGTGAGCCTTTCAACACGGTTTTGCTATTGCGTTCTAACAGCTGATTGCAAATATATGCATTATTTTTATCCAGGATAATGCTCCCGTTTTGAATGGATACTTGAAATGGATTTGTGCTTGTCACTGTTCCGATGCACACACCAGTTATCGGCTTTTTTCTTCCTTTTCTGATTTCTTCCGCCAATTGATACTCCCAGTCGTTCATCAGCTTACCTCCTCCAGTTCCAGATCCATTGTATGAGATGTGCCATTGTAATAATGCGTGCAGCTTCTTACAAGAAAAGCTTTCCCTTGATAGTCAAGAATTCTACCGGAGCGCACTGTATCATCGCCAAGCAATGTTACAGTTTTTCCTTTGCCAATCTTATTCGCTTCCAAAAGCAGATTCTTGGCAATATTGGCAGCTTGTGCACTGTTTTTCCCGTCAATATGCTCTACCTTTTGCAAGGTGCCGAATTGTTCCATAGACACAGCATCGGATGCTTCAGCAATAATCTGTACCGATTCTTCAACTGCAGATACAACTTTTACCGCATTGTGCATGTCTTCAATGCTTCTGGTTTCGTGCTCATTTGCCGGAGCTATCGTTGAATCAAATGGGGCAAGATTACTTGCAGGTTTAAATGACGCCTTGATGATTAAATCACTATATGGTTCGATATATAATTTACCTTCCCTTACTTCCATCCGGAAACTTTTGGCCTGGTCCACTTCAACCTGTCTGATGATATCCCGGAAGCAGTCACTTAATGTATCGCCATTATATATCTTCGTAATTTTGGTTTGCATTGGCGCGATAGAACCAACAGGAATTTTGAAATCATCGCACAGTTTTTGAATAGCAGCATCTGCCGCCATACTTCGAAATTGTACAATCACTTCGTTTTTGTTTAGGTACCAGCCATAATCGTATGCAGTGTAACTGCGTTCATATAACCCACGGCTTTCGTCAACAATAATTCCTGCAAATACAGCTTTCGGACCATTTACAAATACTACTTTGTCCCCCGGATTAATATCCAGATCAGGCAGATACTTATCATTCTTATTAAAAGCAACATCGAAAGAAAAAGACATCGCAAGGCCATCTACATTATCGGAGCGAATGAAATTGCCGGCTCGCTTTGCAACATCAGAACCATTAATTAATAGCTGCATTTCATCACCCCGCAAATATATATTCTTCAATATCCAGTCTGTACTGAATATCTCCAACCTTGTCCAATGTCCATTTTAAATTATTTACCACACAAGCCATGTTCAGCCTTGCAGCACCATCATCCGTAACAATGATAATGCGTATAGGAACCTGTTTTTCACGCCATTTCTCGAAAAACACAACATACTGCCATCCATCTGGCTCAGAGCCTGGCCGAACAAACCGATAGTTTTTATCGACCGGCCAGAATGATTCAATGATTAATGTTCTTGTGCCCATTTTTCCAATCAGCTTTAATTTGCCTTTGACACTGTTGAAATCCTCATTCTCTTGCGGTATTTCCGGACCTACACCTGGAGGCACGATGGGAAACACCAAAACATCTTCATTATTGTTTGCAGACACTATAATATCCATCGTGTCACCTCCTAAATGTTAGTCAAAGCGTGTTTAACGCGTTTTGCAATGATTCCGCCAATATAATCTGCATACTGTGCGTTACCAATCATATTGCCCTGAACAATCAAATTCACTACCAGATTAATCCCTTTGCCCATCTGTTTTTTGCTCACATCATGAGGAATAATCTGTGTTCCGTTTGGAAGGTTCACTATTTCACCACGTCCACCTTCGTTCACTCTGGTAAGACCGCCGGCAAAATATGATGTACCGGTTGCATGCTGTGGTATCGTATCCTTTTTGAATGGATTGATATTGTTTAAAAAGTTTCCAAAACCAGAACCGATAGATGCCAGTTTTTCCGCAAAACCATTCAGTTTACTTTGGATAGTGTCTACTCCAGATTTGATAGCGCCGGTTATCTTATCCCAATTGGTATAAAGCAGCATAAGCGCTGTTGATACTGCCGTTAATGCAAGCGTAATTGCCATAATCGGCGGATTTGCAACTCTAAATGCAAATGCCAGTTTCGTAATGAAATTGATTGCCGTTAAAGCTGTAGCCAATCCGGCTAAAAGCGGGCCAATCACGCCGATATTTTCAGCAAAAAATCCTGCTGCTTTTGCGCCTGCTGAAAATACCTTGTCTACTCTTGTGCCAATTGTATCTAATGTGCCGTTCTGCTCCCATTCCTGCAGTTTATTTGTCAAATTATCAATACCTCTGCCTGCCAAATCCAACAATGAATTTTCACGAATCTGACCGGCTTTGGTAATGCCCAATAGTCGATTTGCTACCGGCTGTAATACGGTACCAAGCTTTGCCATGCGCTGCTGCATGATATAGGCTTGCTGATTTGCCGCAACAAGGTCGGGGTTTGTTTCTTCAAATGTCTGTTTTACCTGTGCCAGACCTGTTTTATCCAAGAATCGCAATACATATTCAAGCTCTGTGCCGTTCTTTTTGGCTTTCTGCAGACCGGCATTGAAGTCATCCAGATTATATCCTAATCTTTCGACAAGCTCCCCGAATGGACCGACGCCCATACCGGTTGCAAGCGTTTCTTCAAACCCGTCCGCCAAGCCCTCGATTTTGAGTGTATCGGAGAACTTAATTGCTGCACCTGATAGCGCATCCAATGTTTTCAGCAATTGTTTTTCGTTTAGACCTGACGCCAGAAGGTTGGAGATTGCTTCTACATTACTGTCTGTTTCATCAGAAAACTTTGACAATTCCTGCATTGCTTTTTTGGTAACATTCAACCCTATTCCTGCGTTTCTCGCATTGGTATCAAGCCGTGCCAAATCATTACGCAGTTCTTTCGTACTGTCTAAAACCGCCGCCACACTGCCGGTAATCCCGGCAACAGTTGCAGCAGCCAGTTTCGGCATTGCTTTCGCAGCTCTTTTTGCAGTATTGTTCAAGACTCTTTCAAAACGGCTGACATCTTTCGAAGATCGGCTCAGTTTTTTTGAAAATCTTTCTGTAGATTCCGAAGCCTTTTTTATCTGCCCGGAAAATCTATCCTTTAACGATAAAGTGACATTAATATTCTTAGCTATGTTCTCCACCTCCCAGCATGGTTATTATTTTTTCCTGCTCAACTTCCATTGCATTTCGATAAAAGAGTTTTGCTGCAAAACTTAACTGCAATAATTCATCCAAACTATGCCCGCGCTGCAGGTAGTAAGCGTACATGGCACACTCACTATCCTGCTTTATCAGTTTTTTACGGCATCATCCAGTTCGCCCAGACCGTAAAAATCCAGCACGTGTTCAGATAAACGTTCCAGCTCTTTGTAGTTGTCGTTAAGAATAGCTGTTACAATATCAATCGGCTCTTTGCATTCAAAAGCCTCCTGCAGTTCCTGATTATGAAGCATTGGGCACGCATCATACACCAGTTCCTGCATAAAGCGAATATTTTCTTCTGAACTATTTGCATTTTTAATATCATCCAGTCTGGATAATACTTTTTCAATTTTTGGTTTTCTTAATTCCAGAGAGAAATCGAGCGATGGAATTTCAACTACTTTTACCTGCAGTTTGTCATAGTCACCCTGCAGTTTTCGTGTAATCAGCATTTCTGCTGTAGCTTTATTCATCCTATTTCACCTCAATCATATCCAGGAATTCATAGTCATCAAATGTAAACGGACATTCTTCTTCCTGCACTTCTTTCATTGCGAATTTGAGTAATGTTAATTCGTCAAAATAAACACCGCTCAGCTGAACACGCTCTGCACCATATGCCGCAGGATCATCCAGTTTTGCTACAACAGTACATGGTTCCAAATTGCCGTTTTTGATGCCATCTGCCAGGCGTTTTGCCATAGCACTGTCCACTTTGTGCAGTACAATAGTGCCTGCACCGGACCAGCCCATATATTTTTTATGGGTTGCGTTATCCTCTGCCAGGTCAACATCCTGATAGTTAAGCGTAACTTTCGAATCGAAAGATTTTACGTTGGCAAACTTTTCGGTACTAATCCAAACGGCACCATAGGTACCGTTAATCAGTTTATTGGAATTCACTTTCTTTTTCATAGTGTTTTACCTCCACTACATCATTGTAATCGGGAATTTCAAGTCTTCCATTGCGTCAAGAATCTTCACATTCCCGCTCAGGAATACCTGACGTTTAAAGGCGTTTTTCTTAACGGTCAGTTCGTCCCAGTTTGCAGCCTCTGCTTTTCCGCTTGCCAGCCATGCACTGCGCTGTGCTTCTACATCCACACTGGCAAGATTGCTGTAGTTTGCATCCAGAATCTCTTCTCTGGCCAATTCTTTAAAATAGCCATTTACTGCAGCAATAAACAAGCACTGATTGTCATAACTATTCTTGTATTTGCCCAGGTAATCGTTTTTGAAGGTATTGAAAATATCTTCTTCGATTAAATCCATAGCCTCAACAATAGCAATCGATTTCATGTCTTCTGTATACTGTGCTGTAGTTGTTTTTAAGCTGTTTACGGCACGTGCAATGCGTACAGTGCCTTCGTCATTAAATAAAAACAGGTTGCCGTCATCCACGGCTTTGTCCATATCTTCCGGCTCTGTTACACTATCGATATCAGGTAGTTCGTAATATGTTGCACTGCGTGTCATTGGCAATCCTGCAAGCACACCTGCGATTCTCGCAAGTAGTTTCCATCCTGATACCACTGTACCTTTCACAACTGCCGATACTGTAGAAAGACGAACAATGTGAATATCATCCGCTGTTTCTACGCCATAAACGATTGCTTTTACTTTCTTGCCTTTTTTCGCCTTGTTGCGTGCTTTCACGTACTCTGCAAGATTGCTCTGGTCTTCCTCTGCAGCAGAAAGAAAGGCAGCCCAGTTAAAGGATAAACCGTCTAATACGGTTTTTAACTCTTCTCCGGTACCTTCTGTTCCGATTTTTACTACAAAAACCTTTGCTGGTTCGCCGGTAAAAGCCTGTTTAATCATCTTTGTGTTGTCTTCGGTATATGTTCCCTCTTTAATATCCAGAGAAGTAGCATATTCCATTACAGTTTTGGTTTCAGCTGTCTCATCCCGGATAACCAGAGCCAATACGCCACGGCCGGAACGGTTTACCGCTGTTGCCGCTAACTGCTGAAACAAAATCTCAATGGTTGGCATTCCCATTATTCATCATCCCTTCGCTAAGTACAGTTCTTCCATGATTTCTCCATCTGCAGAATCATCATCAGACTCCTGTACAGTATTAATTTCAAATGACGCAATAAGCGCCATATCAGCTTTGTTTATCGAATACTCCGATTCTCCCGAAAAAACAAAGAATCCATCTGCCACTTCAAAGGATTTTCGGAATATTCTTTGCAAATCATCATGAAGCTGCAGTAATTCTGCATATCCTTTTTCCCTGCGCTCTGCAAAATAATATACAGTCAGTGTAACGTTTTCACCGAAATAATCCGATGCAGCCTGTTCACATACTATATTTTCTGCTTCCACAACAAGACAAGGACGCGGAATCTGTTTTGTGATATCCACGTCCTTCACCGGATAGCCTAATTCCCGCAGTTTTGCGCTCAATGCGCTAATAATCTTTGTGACTGTAATCATAAACTCAATCCTTTATCCAGCAGATCATCAATGAACTCTTCCACATCAGCATTGAATTTCGGCTCAAATGCACTCGCTGAATCACGCAGCACATGATAGCCTTTTACAAAGCGTTCTCCGTTTTTCGGTGTCTGTTTGTCATGGGTCAGCTGTACGTGTCCGTATTCAATCAGATGTGCGTGCGGTCTATTGTTATATACCCTAATAGCAAAAGAATTTGTTGGATCGTGTTTATACACTTTCCCACGCTTGAATCCGTTGATATAACGTTCCTCGGCCGGTTTGTCTTTCTCCGGTCCTTTACCTTTTTTACCAACCCTCTGCCGTGCCAGTTTTTTTGTCTGGCGGTTCAGACTCGTTCCCTGCTGACGAAGAAACTCCCCGCTTTCTCCAGGAAACTGCTTTCCGATATTATTCAAACTCTTAGAAAGTGCTAATAACTCAATATCGTCAAAACCGTTTTTAATCATCCGATCACCTCTTGCACGAACAGCTCCAGATAACGTTTGTCCAGATGTGGATCATTGATATAATCAATGTCAAACCGCCTTCCGGCATACATAATCCAACAGCTGTAATCAATATCAGGATTGTACCGAATCGTGATTTTGTGTGTGGTTTTTGACAGCATGGTATCTGCAGTTCTGCCGGAGAGCAAAGAACCAGTACGCGGCTCGATGCACGCCCAGCATTCATAAAAAACACGCTCCGCCATCTGATCGGCACCCAGTTCAGTCACTCCATGCGTTTCTTCATGGCGAAAAAATCTAATTTTCCTGTTTAGCTTCCCGGTATTCATGTTTTATTCACTCCCGGCAGAAAATTTGTGCGGTACATGCCTAATATGGAATCCACCACTTTGTTTACGTTGTTTTTCTCTACATACATAGTCCTATTCTCGAACATATCCTGAATCAGAACCATGACGGCAATTGAAATATCCTCATGATTGTCCAGGCTATCCTTATTAAGACCTGTCTGGGACATAACAAAACTTTTGGCTGCACTCAGCATCATAGTTAATTCTTCATCAGAATACTGCCCTGTCTCCAGTCGCAGATATTCCGTAATGTCATTCAGCTGTATCTGGCTTACTTTCATTATCTTCACCACCGTTTTCAGCAGTGTCCGGCTGTTCATCCTGCTGTTCATTGTCGGAGGCTTTTCTCTGATTTACTTCTTTGACATAACCGCAACGCAGCAGGTCCTGGACTACAGCATTATCACTGCAGTCCAATACCTGACCTTTATGCATGCTGATTACGCCGGCAAAACTAGTAGTAGCTTTAATCTTCATAAAGGCACCTCATTTCATTATTACGCCATTACCAGGCAGGAAATTTTCTGCTCGTTTTCGATTTTTGCATCAGCTTCTACCCAGCCAACTACACCCAGAGCGTGCTGTGTCGCAAATTTTTCTCGCAGTACTTCAATGTTGATGTCTTCGGATACTTTTACTGCCAGACCGCTCATATCTCCATAGTAAACAACGGTTTTGCCCGTTGCAATTTCAGGCATATTTTCAGATGTATAAACATCTTTGCCGAACAATGTGTAGCCCCATTTTGCGTTTGCATCTTTGTTCAAAATGTAGTTGCCCATTTCATCTTTCAGTTTGCGGATTGCTGTTCTGGTTTTTTTGTTCATAATCCAGATTGCATCTGCCTGGTAAACGTCCGGCACTTCTTCCTGTACGTCAATCAGTTCATCTGTTGTGATTGCTGCTGCAGATGCCGCAGTTACTTTCTGTTTTGTTGTGGACAGACCTGCGATTTTTTCTGTGGTGCCTACCAGCAGTTCTTTTTCCAGCCATCTGCTGATAGCCTCTGCCATTGCGTTGATTACAAAGTCAACAATATCAAAATCGCTGTTGTTTACCAGAGATTTAGAAACTTTAGTCAACGCACCTGCCAGATATCCTTTCAGTTCGATGGAAGCGAATTTGCCGGAACTGGATTCCAGTTCGGTAAACTCTGTAGCATATGCCACTGTGATAGTCTGTGCACTTTCATCGTAGTACGGAATGTTCAGTGTGCCTTTTACATTGTAGCGTGTTGCTCTCTGGTAAATTGGACAGATATCATATACCTTTTTAATGATTTTGTTTGCAATGCTGGTTGGAATTACTGCACCGTTTTCGCCGGTTGTCAGATTTACATCTGCACGCTGTTCCACGATACCGCGAATATAGTTGGCAAAAGCACGTTCTTCCAACTGTTCTTTTGTTTCATCTTCCGAAACGGTGATAGTTTTTTCTTTGATGCCTTTTGCACGTGCTTCCGCTTCCAGAGTAGCGTCAATGGCTTTGATTTTAATTTCGATTTCGTTGAAGCGTGTCTGTTCCTCTTCGGTCATTGCACGTTTCTCTGCTTTTGCAGTATCCAAGATACCCTGCATTTCTTCGTGCAGATCCGCACGCTGTTCTGTCAGTTCTTTTTCAGTTGCGCGGTACTCAGGTGTTCTCATACCTGCCATCATTCTTGCAATTGCTAATTTCGCTAAATTCATAATTCATTTCCCCTTTCAAATTTTAGGTATAAAAATAGCCGGGTTATTTACCCAGCGCCTTAATTCTTTCTTCGTATTCGGAATAATCAATGCCTGTATTGTCATATGTCACAGCCCGGCATTCTTCACCGCGACATTCTTTTACTACTTCGCCTTCTGCTCTCTGTTCTACAGATGTACCTGTGTATGCCGGAGTCATTCTCTCATCAATCAGAGACACCTCGAATATATCTAAATCATCTACCAGTCGGCGCGGGACATTGTTTGCCCGTTCTTCCACTTCGTCATGATTTACATACATGCCAAAGGACCAGCCTTTCAGCTTATTGTCTCTGGCTTTCTGAATCACTTCCGCATCCGTCACCCTGGCAATAGCGCGAAGACCAATATTGTCTTCAAACAGTTCCAGATTTCCGGCTTTTACTGAGCCAAGATTCCTGCCTGTATCATGATTCAGGAGCATATCAACATTTTCAGCACGTTCCAGCGCCTTTCGAAAGGTGCCCGGAACAATCTGCTCAACGCAGCGGCCATACGGTGTAATAATGGTTTTACTGTCTCTCCCTACAGCGTTTACATAGCCATCCAGCAGCACTTCATCATTTCTGATTTCAATTCTCAAGATTCTCACCACCTTTCATGGTTTTATTGGTATTCGGCGTGTAAATTTCGCCACTCTTCGGATAATAAAGCACGTCATTCAATCCCATTTTGATGAATTCAAGGCCTAACGGCTCCATATCCTCCAAATACCGAATCTCGTCAATTTGAATAAAGTTGGCTTCGATTGCTGTTTTGTATGCTTCATATCGCGTTTTGATATCGCCTTTTGTAATTTCTTTGGTATCAAACGCCCAGTAATAGGTTTTTGCGCTTTTCTTTTCGCGTTCCAGAAGAAAATCACGATTCAAAGCACACTCAATAGTACGAATCACTGGCATAACTGCCAGTTTAAACCCTGTTACATACTGTTCTGCTGTGGCAGTGCCTTTCAAAATGCTTTCCGGCACGTTCATCAGTGCGCAAATCTCACGTGAATTGGTTTCCTTATTTTCATTCAGCTGCATTTCAACTGATGTGTTGCTTGCCTCCTGAAACTTAACGCCATTATTCAGAATCATCACATTTTCTTCGTTGTCTCCATACAAACGATTCCAGGCATCACGCAACGCATCAAGAGTCGGTTGGTCCAGACGCTGTTCAGATTGCAGAAAACCGCGTTTGTTCCCGCCTTTTTTCACTAGACTGTTTTCAAATCGTAAGGTATTATATCCGACATTGATAAGTGTTGGATTTTCCTCGACAATGCTAATGCCTCTTGCACCGTCTTTCGTGTTGCGGAGAATCTTGATGAACTCAAATGGCCGATAAATTCTGCCGTTAATGAGCATCTGATAATCTTTGAATATCGGATCCGTATTTTTTTGGATGGCAATCGATTCTTCATTGACATAATGAATACTCACGTATCGGTTGCCGTCTTTGTTGATATAGGCATAACCGCCTTTACCCAGAAAATAATCTGTGACCATCGCTTTCCAAAACTGTACCGCATCCAGCGTATCCCCGGTTTCATCATTCAGCAGTTTCACCCGTCTGTCATCCATGACTTCTGTTACAATCTTGCCTTTTTTCTCTTCATCCCATTCTTCGCAGTAAAGCTTAATCGGAATCATCGAGATGGTACTGGCAATATAGTCAAGGCATCCGGCAAACGCAGGAATTTCAAGCGCTTTTCGTTTATCTGCCACACCGGAACCCATCAGCGCCCGTAGAAGCATTTCACTAACCTCAACACCGCTTTCGGCTCGTTCTTCAATGACAGGAGCCTCTGCCCGTTCCTCTGCCGGAGGAAGTGCCTGGATTTCCACCATTTCCGGTTTAACCCGTTCTTTTTTTCTCGAAAATAACCCCATCGCCTCACCTCCTTAAATGAATTGGAATGTAAATGTATTGCCATACAGCAGTTCCTGCTGCTGCAGATACATAGCGTTAATTAAACCAACCACCATATCCACTTTTCCGTTGGATTTTTTCTTGTTCACATACTTGTTGAGATTAGTATCCTCTGTACATCGTGCATTCTGAAAATTGATTTCTAACATCTGATTTGCTTCGTAAGCGAAATTTCCACTTAAAATCTGCTCTTTTAGAAATTTCGTCGGCATATGCAGCACACTGGAATGCTGTTTGATTTCCACGCATTCATATCCTGCTGCCTCCAGTTTCTGCACGGTAGACACCGCATTCCAACGGTCATAACCAATCTGTACGATTTCTACACCTGTTTTGTTTTCAATGTTCAAAAGAAAATCCTCAATGACGGTATAATCAACGACTTCATCACCGCAGGCAATACAAACTCCGCTATCAATCAGGCGCTTATAGTCTACTGATTCCTTTTTGCTTTTCATCAGAACACGACCGGCAGGAATAAAGCCCCACGCTTTTGCGTAAAACTTGCCGTTATCTACGGTAATCATATCTACAGCTACATTATCCTCACTCAAACTGAGGTCAAGACCAATAAATACCCGTTTCCCGCGCCAGAAGTCTGGATTTACAGGAATTTTGCAGGCTTGCACTTTGGTGATATCAATATAGCCCTCTGTACCCAGCCCTTTGTATTTAATATTGTTGTGTTTGCATAGATAGTTCTCGCGTTTGTTCTCATAGAGAATTGCCATGTCGCGCATGTTTATCAGATTATCAAAGATATAATCATGGACCACAGCCACAGGATTCGACTGATATATAACAAGGTCATTCGTCATCCACTGGTCATTGATTAATAAATCATCGTCCGGCTCATACAGCAGAGCAAATCTGCGTCTATCATGCAGTAAACCATCCAATGTTTTTTTACTGATATCAACCTCATCAATCATGCAGTTATTGTCATTGGGATACTGGGTAGAAATGATGATACCAAGTTTATTCAGCAGTGTAATCTGGGATGATCGCATGGCTTCTACCGGGTAACTGTCCATTGCTCCCGCCTCATCGGCAAGAAAGGCATTGGCAAGCTTACCGTCCATCTTATCTTCCGAATATGCCAGCGGCGTGTAATCGCTTTCAGTAATCAGACAGCGAATTTCACTGCGCAGCAGCTTAAACGATGTAGACAAATGCGGGCTCACCTTGATTATCTTCTTGATAGCAAGCTGCAGTTCTTTTGATAGCTTCAAATCTGGCGCCACAGAAAAAAACCTGCTGAATTGCTGGTCAGTCAGCATTAGCAGGATAAATATCACAGCAGAATTGAATGTCTTGAAATTCTTTCGGCAAATTTCAAGCACCGCTGTATGGTAATATCGAATATTGCCATGGTCGCTATGCAGTTTCGTGCAAAGCACCGCCACAATCAGAAACCATGCATAATCTTCTAATCCCTCATCCATTGGACACTGCAGATCAGGATGAACCATAAGACCTAACAGTTTTGATATTTTCGTCATTGCCTTTTCGTCTACATAAGCTTCCGGTTCATTACCCTCTACAATCTCAAGCCACTGTTCTGCCTGAAGCTTGACATAACGCGGAACCTTACGCCCTGCCTCTGTTGTACACCACTTTGCATATTGATATCCGCGATTATCTTCAAGCTTCATTCACTCAACACCTTTGCCAATGGATTTTCATTTACGTCAACTTTCTTTGGAATACTGCGCAATGCTGCAGATATTGTCATAATGTTTTCGCGCTCAATATCAAACATCATTTTGCGCTTTGCCTGGAGCTGTTTGTCCAGACTGATAACCGAACTCTGCAGATTATTTTTCATTTTGTAATAAGCTGATAAGGTCATCTGGCCTGATTCAATCAGCTCATCCTTATCGGCTTCCAGTTCATCAATGCTATGCAGAAAATTGCTCCTGCGCTGTTCAAATTCATGACATTCCGCATGAAGAATACAGTATCGATTAATAACAGCTTCATAAATGGCATCGTTTTTCTCGATAGTTTTTAAAAGTTTGTTCAGTCGCAAAAATTCTTTGTGAGCCACTTCATTGTTTTTTACTTCCGGGCGCTCTTTTAGTGAGGAGCCCGTTGCAAGTGCCTTTTCGCCTTCTTTTCGTTTTTCCAGCTCCGCCTTTGTACGGTGCGATTTCCCTTCGGCTTCCAGTACACTCACAGGTTTTGCTGGTGTCGGCATTCTTATTTCACTCCTTACTTTTTCTCGGAAAAAATCTGATGTGGGAATATTTTATTCAAAAAAGTTCGCTGTCGGTGTGACGCTTTCTCCTAATTTGTAATATCGCCCCCTGGGGGGATATTCTGCGCCAGAATTGACAATAATTCGCCTCTAGGTATCTTTCCTTGTTCAGCCATCTCATGGTGTCTTAAACACAAAGTTATGAGGTTTTGATTATCCAGCTTTTTGCTCTCATCCTCTTCCAATGGGATGATATGATGCACTTCTAGCTGTTCATGATTCAAGCGTTTAACAGTACCATGGAGATTACGCAGACAGACCTGACAAAGATAATGGTCACGCTGTTTTATCTCCTCTCGTTTTTTCTGCCATGCAGCAGTCGAACGAAACTGGTCTTTATTGTTATATCGCTTCATCGGTTTCGGTTTTCTTCCGCAGTCATAATTCTTTTCATGAATGCGCCCACAATATGGACATGATTTTTTTATGACATTCACCTGCTTTCAAACGCAAAAAAGACAACCCGAAAAGGATTGGCTTTTGTAAAAATTTATTCAAATTTTCAAAATATTTCGTCTTTTCCTGTTGACAACCACCTCGCAAGGTGGTATAATTAAACCATAGAGAGGAGGTGAACATCCAGTGGGTAAGAAAAAGAAAAAGCTATCAACCAAGGAAATCTTAGAGCTGATAATACAAGCGCTGATTGCCCTCGGCACACTAATTACAGCTTACAAATCCTAAATCGATAGCATAGCGGAGGGCAACCTCCCTCCGCTATTATCTTACCATACACATTGGATAAATGCAAATGAAAGCTACTAAATTTCTAACTCTTGCCCTTGCTGCCAACTTTGCAGCGGCAGTTGCATCAGATTGGGCACCTGCCAACAAAGCATTGGTAATTGCAAATGCTCTTGCTGTTCTCGCCATGGTTGCAATACAATTCGTTTTTGGAAAGGATTAATACAATGAATCTTCGTGCAATTCGTCTGGAACAAGGCTTATCTGTTCCAAAGCTATCTGCTCTGGCTGATGTGCCGGTGCGCACCATTGAAAATATTGAGCGTAACGATGAATGCAAAGTATCTACCGCTATCAAATTAGCAAAGGCGCTCAATGTTACACTGGATGCTCTGTGTATCTCTGATGCAGAATAACACAACAAAAGCAGGTCGCCGTTTCCGGTGCCTGCTTTCGCTGTTCATAAGGAGTGCACAATCGCTCGACCAAAAGTAGCCCCTGGCAGGAATCGAACCTGCGTAACCTCCATCAACAGAGGCATGGAGTGAGGCTGAATGACCAGCCTCTGCGCCTGACCCTGAACTCATGGCAACTCATGTTTTTCCTTCGTAAATCCCAGTTTATATATTATCACAGTTTGGTGTGTCATTGTGTGCCATCTTTAATCTGTTTAATGCTCTGCTATGGATGCGGTGTGTCTGTTTCCAGCTGTAGTTTAGATTGGCTGCTACATTCACCCAGTCCAGACAATCTATATACCGGTACCGCATTAAGCGCCGTTCTACTACCGGCAGATTCTCAATAGCTTTTTCTATTCTTTCCTGCTGCAGTATGCGTTCTTCTATCTTTAATACATAGAATTCCATCAAATCATCTAGTTTCGCCAGCTTCTTGCCGATGGCATCACCGTTTTCGCTTCCGCCAATGCTGTTATACTTTGTGGCTCCGACAGATTGCCGCAGGCTTTGCAGCTGTTTGATTTCTTCCTGCAGGTCATGAATTTCGCACACTAATCTGTAATGCTCTTTTAATTCTTCTTTCGTTATCATCGCCTAGCCTCCAATCTCAAGAAGTAGTAACGCCATCCCCAGCGTTACTACTCCCAATACAGCCTCTGCTATTATAAAGTCTATAATGTCTTTCACCTTCTTACCCATTCGCGTTCGTTTTGCAATCGCTTATATGTGCGTATCATCTTTTTGCGATGCTGTTTGTCCAGTGTATTGTTGAGCACTTCCATCGGCACGTTGCTCTCTTTGGCGAATATCATCTTCACCTGGTCAAGTATAGCGTATACATCTGCTAATTCTTCATAGAAAGCCTCTGCGTCCCAAACTTTACTTTGTAACCGTCTGGCGATTACATGAATCAGCTCTGTCTGTTCTTCTACTGCTTTTGCCAGCTGATGATCAGCACCATAATGTTCTATCACAATCTTTTTTGTGTTCTTATGAATCATGCTGCACCTATTTCCCTGCTAAATATTGCAGTTCTTGCTCTTTCAGTTTGTTAATAAAATATACCTGCCCTTTTCCTGTAATCTTTGTTGTCCGTGTGATACGGATAGAACCATCCGGATTAGATACAGAACTTTCTTTCACTTCAAACAATCCCATGTTCATACTGCGCTGTGTCGGCAGGTTCTTGCTGCTCCCCTGTTTCATCAAGTATCCATTGTCACGCATCCATGTAAATAATTTGTTCTGTCCCATATCAATGCCATTCTGCTTTAACAGTTTTGCTAAATCGCCAACCAATATAGAAGTTTGACTTGCTGCCACTGCATCCGCAAATATAACCTTTGGCTTGTCTGCTTTGATTTGTGCCTCTGCTGCAAGACGCTGTTCCCGTTCCTGTTTTAAGTCTGTTGCCAGTTTGATTAATGTATCCGGATTTAATAATGCTTCTTCCAGTTTTTCTGCTGTCATATATGCATCGTGTTTGCGAATGCTTGGAATTACCTCGGAGGTAATCCAGCGTTTGAATGCTTTGGCACTTGGCAGCTTACTGGATAATACCAGAGAGTACAGACCAGACTCATTAATAATTGTCAACCCTCTGTTTGGAATATCCGCTGATACAAAATCAAACGGAAAAGCTTCTTTCGGCAAATGATTTTCTATGGTCGCGATTTCCGACCTTTGGATAATTCGCTTATCTTCATCGTCAACATGATTCGCCAATGCATCCTTTGTATTCTTATATCCCAATCTTTCCGCTACATCTTTTCCTACAAACCACGGTTCACCATTTTGCTCAATGGCTCTTACGCTGCCAAATTCTGAATTTTCAAATACTTTTAACTCTCCCATATACTTTTCTCTCTTTCTTTGATTATTTTTTGTTTGTTCTCCCATCTTTTCATACTGAAACATTCTTGCCTTTGCCCATACTT